GGCGGCTTAGACGTGGGCAATCCATACTTGCAGGGTGGCGCCGGATTAATTGGTCAGGGCGGTCAGGGGACGACGCCTGTCGGCTACAATGAAATTCAGCAATATGAATCTCCTTATCAGTCGCAAGTCATCAATTCGACGATGGGCTTGCTCAATCAACAAAACGAGCAGGCAATGTCCGGCTCGCTCGGAAATGCAGTTAAGTCAGGCGCATTTGGTGGCGATCGCGCTGGCATTGCGGCGGCTAATCTTAACCAGCAACAAACGCTCGCCAATGCGAATGTTCTAGGCGGATTAGAGAACCAGAATTACGCGCAGGCATTAGGGGCTGCGCAACAAACGCGTGGCATGAACCAAGCGGATCTACAGCGTCAACTCGCGGCTGGTCAGGCTCTTGGCCAAATTGGTTCAGAGGCCGGTCAATTACGCAATCAAGACCTCGGTCGATCGCTTGCGGCTGGTCAGCAAATGGCTGGCCTCGGCACGCAGAAGTATCAAAACTACACGGCGCAACAGGCGCAAGAGCAGCAAGACCTTTCTCGTCAAATGCAGGCGGCGCAGCAATACGGGCAGAACGCAGCCGGCGTGTCGAATGTCGCGCAAGGCATGGGCAATCTCGGATTTGGATTGCAGTCAGGTATTGGCAACGCGTTAGAAAATTACTTTGGCGCAGGCACAGCATTGCAGCAAACGTCGCAAGCACAAAAAGACGCGATGTATAATCAGTGGCTGCAACAAAAAGCATACCCTTTCATGACCACACAATGGTTGGCGGATATGTATGGGTCGCTTGGTCCGTTGTATGGTTCGACGACGACATCAAGCGGCACATCAATGTCGATGCCGATGTCCGACCCACGCGTCAAAACGGGCGTCAATGGATTTAAGCGCGGCGGCGAGGCTGACAAGCCGGAGGTTATTGGAAGCACATTCGACGGCCAGGACATTTATCGCTACAGCCTCGGCGGTTCAGCGCCTCAAATTGGCTTAATGGCTGATGAGGCCGCGCAGCGCGACCCAAGCACGGTTCATCACGACAGCCACGGCTTAATGCACCTTGATTACGCTCGCGCGACGGACGACGCGGCGAAGATTGGTCATCACGTCGGCGCAAACAGGCGCGACCACTTTGCTGGCGGCGGCTTGGCGGGCGCCTTGGCCGCTCAGTCGCAGATGTATGCAGCCAAGAAGCCTGGGCAAGTTGGTCCGGGCGGCAATAGTTTTGTTCCGCAGGGCAAGGGCGGCGGTCACGGCATGTTGACTGCGCCCCCGCCGAATGTTCCGAAGGCTGAATTAACGCAGCCAAAACCACAGCATGCCCCGCCAGACGTTGCGGGTGGCCTTGAGAAGATGAAGGGCCTCGCTGGTGGCAAGGGCGGTCTTGGCGGACTATTTGGCAGCAACGGTCTTGGGGGCGCCTTCAACACGGCGTCGAATGCCACTTCGGCTGCTACGCCTGCGGCTGCGACTGCGGAAACAGTTAGCGCAACGCCCGCATCGACTACGCCTGCGGAAGAATTTCCGAAGGCAACTCCTGCGAGCACTGACGCGGCGCCATTGCCGCCATCAAGACCGTCAGACCTATCAACTGCCTTGATAGATGCCGACGCCTCGAAAATGGCGAGCGACATTGATCAGAATGCCGCGGATGCTGTGGACACTGCCGACGCGAGTGACGGCCTCGGAGAAATTGCTGATGATGCTGTCGGATTAGCAAATAGAGGCGGTCGGATTAATCGCGCCGTTGGTGGCGTTATGCCGTTCAACAACAACAAGGGCGCCATACCGTTTTCACCAAATGGCGGCTCGATGCCGTTTGAGCAGGGCATGGCGAACAATGTTGTCCCGGCTGCGGTGATGAATGACCAGCATCACCCACAGATGCCAATCAGCCAGCCGCCAGACATGATGAAAATGGCGGGCCAAGGAGGCGGTGGCGGCAAGAAAGGCGGCGGCGAGGGCGGAAAGCAGGCCGAGCAATTAATGAAGCAGGGCATGGAGCAGATGAAGGGCATGGCCGAGAAGGGCCAGAAAGCCGCCGAGTCTGCGCCATCTAAAATCACTGAGCAGGCAACGAAGCCTGTTGAGGACGTCGCCGACAAAACACAACTCGCCAATAGCACTGAGCATGCCGCAAACAGCGCGGAGAACACGTCTCAGGAGGGCCTGGGCAATGTTGAACAGGCCGCCAATAGCGCGGAAAATGGAGCCAATGAGGGCCTCGGAAATATCGGCGGCGACATTGGCAATAAGGCCAGCGAGGCCGGCAGCGGCATGCAGGAGAGCGCCACTGAGGGCCTTGGCGACCTCGGCTCGTCTATGGGAGACGCTGGGGGTGGCCTGGGCGACGCCGCCGGTGACGCCGGGGCTGAGATGGCGGACGCCGCCGGTGACGGCCTCATGGGAGCCTCTGAGGACGCTGCGGCTGGCATGGGAGACATGGCTGCGGAGGCTGGGGCTGACGCGGCTGCGGCTGGCGCGGAGGCTGCGGCTGGTGGCGGCGCGGAGGGCCTTCTCGGTCTTCTGCCATTACTGCTCTTGAAGCGTGGCGGTCGCGTTCCGAGGAAGACATTCAGTGCCGGTGGTCCAGACAGTGACGTCAGTGCGTCTGACGATAATGGACCGGATGGCGGATTGGCGCCACCGCCAGAAGCACCGACACCGAACAAGCCTATTGAGCTTGTCAAAGTTGAAGAGCCTCGGCGTCAGGAGCAGCAACAACCTGTGCAGGTTGCCGAAGCTTCAACGACGAAAAATGATGCAACGCCTGCGGATGACGGCTTCAATCGTCATGTCGGCACGGTGTTAAAGGTGGAAGGCGGCTACACGCCAGATGACGCCGGACACGGTCCATCCAACCGTGGCATTAACGCCGCAGCGCATCCGGGCATGGACATTAAGAATATCTCTGAAGGTCAGGCGCGAGATATTTATCGCAAAGAATATTGGGATGGCGCCGGCATTGGTAAGTTGCCAGCGAACATGCAGGGCCTTGCGTTTGACGCGTCCGTTAATCAGGGACCGGGCAGGGCAATGAAGTGGGCGCAACAAGCTGGCGACGACCCATACAAGCTCTACAAGCTACGTCAGGATCATTATCAAAGTTTGCTTGATCAAAATCCCGGCAAGTATTCGCGTTATGCAAATTCCTGGAATGGCCGTCTAAACGCACAAGCGCAACTCGCTGGCATTAAGGACATCAGCAATCTGCAAGTAAACGGGCATCCTGCGCGCAACACAGGTGGTGGGCCGGAATATCTTGATCGCTCAATGATGGCGTCTACGGACGGTCACGAGCAACAAATCGGACCCGGAGCAGAAGAGGGCGGTCTCGGCGCGATGGACGTCATTCTGCCGATTGCTGCGGCTGGCTTACAGTATGCCGCAAACAGAAAATATTATGGATCCGGCCCCGCGGCTGCGGCTGCTATTTCGAGCGGCCTTGGCTTGGCGGGCAGTATGCGCACGGCTGGCTTGGAGGAAGAGAAAATACGCCATCAGATGCAAGTCGAGGATGAGCGTCTCCGTATTCAGCAAGAGGACGCTGTTAGAGCGGGTCAGAAGTGGGAAGCTGAGCAGGCTGCAACACAGCGAGAAATTTTGAAGCGTAAGGCGCAGGAAGAGGCGATCAAGACGATGCGTCAAGGCGCACAGCCTAGTCGCCCAGATGAGGGTTATGGACCGCCTCCAGAACCAAATGCGCAGCCACCAGCGAACACACCTCCACAGGTTACGCCGCCGGCGCCGGTTAATCCCGCGCCAAAGGTTCCAGCGCCTGTAGAGACGCCTCCACCGCCACCGCAAGCGACGCCGAAGACGCAAATTGTTCCCGTTCCAGAAACGCCTGTGAATAACGAGCAGCAAAGCGATGGCCTCGCCGGCAATCGCCAGGTTCAGCCACAACCCGCAGTCGTTAAGCCGAGCAACACATCAACGAATGCTGATCGTGTTGTTGAGAACGAAATTGAGCCGTCAAAACCCAAAGTGCAGGAAGTTCAGCCGGCGCCGACCTTCAACACTGCGAAGGACAAGGGCTCATTCTTCCGCACATTGCAGGACGAGGACAACCCTTACTATTGGGACGCTCAAATACAGAACGAGAAAAAACAGGCCGACGCGGCTCTCTCTACAAACTCGCCGGAAATGATGGCCGAGTATGAGAAGCACATGCTGGCCGCTCGTGAGGCGCAAGCCAAAAAGATCGAAGCCGCAAATCGCGAAGTCATCACTGACCGCTACGGTAACAAGTGGCGCAATCCTGGATTGGCTGAACAAAAGGCCGAGGCGGGGGCTCTCGTTAAGAAAACTGAAGAGGAAGCATCACAGTCTGTAAGAGATCAGCATGAGCTTGTTGATTGGGAGCCAACGGGTGGTGGCGCCACGCGTCAAGTAACAAAGGCCGAAGCCATCCGTCTATCCAAAGAGGGCAAGGGCCGCATGGTTGACGAGAACGGCGACGAAATCCCCGTCAGCGGTTACGTCAAAAAGCAGCCTGAGATATTCGCCAAGAAGCAGGAGGCTATCCAGAAGCGTTATGATGAAATGACGCAATCCTATCTGGAGCGTCCAAAGTCTCTCAATAACTTCAAGCAAATGGCGCATCTCTTGGAGAACATTGAGACAGGCAAGTGGTCTGGAACATTGCAAGAGGCTGCGGCAAGGGCCAAGGCGCTTGGGTTTGATATTCCCGACAGCGCAACTGTTAATCCTGCGGCGTTCCAGGAATACGGCAAGTTCTCCATGGCCAACGTGATGAATGTTGCCAAGGACACGTCAAACAAAGTGCTTGCGATTGAGCTCAATCAGATTGAGCGCGCCAATCCAAATATCGAGATGCAGCCGGAAGCAAATCGCCTCATCCTCGGACAGAATATCGGCATCGCAAATTGGCAGAACAAATTCTACGAGGATTATTCCGAGTGGTATAGCAAGCATTCAACTGCAACGGATGACTCAAACTTCTCCAAGAAGTGGGTGAATGAAAACCCGCTCCAAGATTACATTGATGACGCGACGAAGAATGTCTTCGCGGTTGGGTCTAAAAATCCTCCATTAGAGAAGGGAAAAACCGGCGTTGATGTGCCGTCTGAAAGGCGCGTTGTTGGCAGAGAATATCCAATGCCAGATGGAAGAAATGCTGTCTGGACTGAGACAAAGAGTGGTAAAAAGGGCTGGGTCGTAAAGCAGAAGGATCAACCTAGTGACTGATGAGCTCCTTTCTGACGACGCATTCTCCGCACCACAAGGTAAGGAAAGCAACTCAGAGCCAGAGTTGTTGAGTGACGAACACTTTGCTGCGCCGACTGAAGGCAAGACTGAAACCAAGTCTGAAGGCAAGGGAATACTGTCAAACAACAATGACGGCTGGGTAAGTGGCGCCGCAAAGGGAACAGCAACCGGCGCCATCAAGGGTGGCATTGCTGGAACTGTCGGCGTGCCGGCGATGATCCGCGACATGAATAACGCTGTGCTCGACTTTGGTTACGACAAGGCAAGCAAATACATTCTTGGTCACGACGAAGAGCAGCGCAAAAGGGAACAGGAAAACAGAGACCGATTAAGAAAAGATATTGGCGTCCAATCACTCCTGCCTAACACTGAGCAAATCTATAAGAGCACAGTTGAGCCAGTTGCTGGTGAGTATAAGCCTGAGAGCGGCGTTGGTCGCGCAGCCATGGGCGCCGTTGAGGCCGTCACCATGGGCGGCAATCCAGTAAAGAGCATTCCCAAGCTAGTTGATACGGCACGACGGGAAGGCCCCGGCGCCGCTAAAGCAATTGGCGAGTATTTGGGTTCTAATAGTGTGAAGCAGGTGGCCAAGGACAGTCTCGGCGCAGCGGGTCGAACACTAAAAGATAACGGCATTAATGCGTTGTCTGGTGCGGGATCGACTGCGACGTATGATTTAACGGGAAATCCTTACCTTGCATTTGCCGCCGGCATTGCTCCGGGTGGAGCCGCGCGTCTTGCGAGCATGGCGGGCAAGGGCATTCCACCGATATCAAAGACGGATCGAGAGCGTCAGGCTGTCAGAGACCTTGATAAATTCTCATCTGATCCGCAGGCATTGAGGGAAAAGATTTGGCCGAAGGAAGGCCCGACGCAGGATGAAATCATCCCCGGTGCGCCACTGACAATGGGCCAGAGATACGGCGACCGTGGTCTGCTTGAATTAGAGCGCGCCATGGAGGCCAGCGAGGGCGCCAAGACGGCCAGTGGTGAGAGCGTCAAGCACTTCAATGAGCTCGCCGGGCAGCGCAATGAGGCGCACAGAAATGCCGTCGCTGGATTGCGCACAGAGGGCGCCGACGCACTGGACGTTCCGCGTCACGTTGATAGCCACTACGACCGCATAATGAATGAGGCCGAGCAGGAGCATCAGCGCCTACTGCAAAAGTCTGAGGAATTGTCCTCACGCCTCGGCGAGGGCCGTGACGCCAGTGCGATCGGTGAGGATTTGAGATCATCACTTGAAGCTGCAAAGAAGGCAGAGAGTGAAAAGCTGGACAGACTTTACAAGACCGTTGACCCTGACAAGAGCCTTCATCTTTCAACGAACCCGGTGCAGGAAGCTTCGACCAGTATTCTGACAAACAAGAGCGAGTATTCGACGGCCCTGTCTCCCATTGAGAAGGAGATTTACGAACAGGCCGCGAGTATGCCGAATGTTCTAAAACTGGACGATATAAGAAACTTCGACTCAAAATTGTCTGAGGCGATGTCTGATGCGCGCCTATCGGGGCGTCGGCAGGAGCTCGCCAGGCTTACCCAATTGAAGATATCAATTAAGGACGCTATTAATAACGCTGTCCAGCATCAGAGCGCCTGGGAACAGCAAGCGGTTAAACGTGGCGTCTTAAAGCCAGAGGATACACTTGAGCACAGACTCAAAGTTTACGGAGCCGAAACCGAACGCGCTGTGGGGGAGGACGCCTCTGCAAGTGCTCGAAAAAGTGTTGTCGGAGCAGAAGAGCCCACAGGAGAGGGCAATGTTCCTCCAGAGATGCGAGCAGGGAGCGAGGGAAGCCGGCGACCTAATGGCTCTGAGGGCGATCAAAGATTACAAGGCGAAGGCTCTAGCGCAGGAAGGGTCGAATTCGATCCTAAGTCCGAAGGAGTAGGCTCAAAAGCCTCTCAGGAACAATCACAGCCGAATAAGACCGAAAGCGGTGCGGCGCGCCCCAACATGACGAAGGAGGCGGCTGAGAGGCTTGCCGTTGCGAATAAGGCGAATGAGAAATTCCAGACGACCTACAATGAGGGTCCAGTTGGCGCCGCATTAGAGACCAACGGCTTCGCCAAGCAATACAATACTGGTCACTCTTCTGTTCCTGCCAAGGCAGTAGTTGCGGGTGACAAGGGTTACGAGACAGCCAAAACGTTTTTGAACGCCGCCAAGCAGGATCCACAGGCCGTCACGGCGATGCAGGATCAGGTGCTCAATCGATTACGGGCGACTGTAGGCATCAATGGAAGAATAGATCCCAACAAGCTTGCAAAGTGGAAGCAGAATTTCTCTGGAACGCTTCGTGCGATCGACGAGCATGTCCCAGGCTTTTCATCCACGTTTGATGATGCTGCAAAAGCTGAGACGGCGTTCAGAGACTTCGCAGTCAAGACCAAGCAGACGCAGGCTGAGTTAAAGAAAAACCCGCTCAATCGTTTCTTTGGCCTCAAAACTGGCACTGACGTTGAGAATGCCGTCGGCAGCATGATGACATCCGGCAAGGTCGGTGACGCGAAGACTGTCATTGAGCACTTCAAGAAAAAAGCTCCTGAGAGTTTGGACGCGCTGCGCACGTCATTCATTGATTGGCTGACGCGCAAGAAGAGCAACACAGGCGTGGGCGCCAACACTGACACGCACATACTGAGTTACGACAAACTAAACACAATGCTAAGAGACAACCATGAGGCCCTTTCGGCCTTGTTCACGCCACAGCAAATGGAAGTCTTGCGCAATGTTCGCAAGTCTATGCAGTATGCGGATCGCTCCAACTGGACACGCATTGCGGGTAGCCCTGGGACGGCGAAGGATAAGGCTGCGATTGATGCGTTCCTAAAGAAGAGCGGCGATCAGTTAGACAAGCCTCTGCACTGGATACTTATCGATCATGCAATGGGTGGCGGCATGTCACTCGCAAGTCTTTTTGGTGCAGCTAAAGTCCACACGCACTTGAATGCGTGGAGCGCCGGAAAGTCAGAACAGATACTGAGACGAATGCTGACGGATCCATCCTTTGCGCGTCAGATGATGATGAAGCATCCGAACGTGGCGCCAAAGGACATGCCAACTCTTATTGATAAGTTGCTTGTCAATGCCGGCATGACGGAGACCGAGCGCCAAGCCAGACCAAAGCGAGCAGCCGGCGGAAGAATGTCACGCAAGGCCATGACTGCGGATCAATTAATTCGCGGTCTTGAGATGGCGCGCAATCAGCAAAAGAAAAACACAGAGACGATCCTAGACAAGCCGGACGAGGCTGTTGTCCGCGCTTTATCTATCGCTAACGAGCAAATCTGAGGATTAGACATGGCCACGCCGAATATTAATCTCACCCTGCCACCATACAATTCTCAGAATTGGAACACGCCGACTAACAACAATTTCACGATCCTTGATCAGGTTCTCGGCGGCAATCTATCCGTCCCTATCACCGGCGACTACGCTTTGTCGCAAGAGCAATTGCAAAACCGCTCACTTGTGTTCAGCGGCACGATCGGCACCAACAACGCATACATCGTGTTCCCTAATGGAATTGGTGGTTCGTGGATTGTTTCAAACAACCTGTCAGGCTCGACGGGCACGATTTCACTGCGCACTGCCGGCTACAAGCAGGCTCCTGTGATCGTCCCTCCACAAGGCTCCACGATCGTCTACTCTGATGGCAAAGACATCTACAGCGCAGTCTCCGGCTCAGAGGGCGCGTATCTGCCTCTCGTCGGCGGCACGATTAGCGGCCCATTGTCTGTGCAGGGGAAGTTTTCCGCTAGCACAAGCGAGTTTACGGGCACGGCTATATTTCAGTCTGCGTCGTTTGATAATATTTCAGTCACCTCTGGGATCGAGTTGTCGTCATCGACAGTCGGGTTGAAGAAGTTGTCTCTGGCCGGCGCGTCTTTTGTCGGCTCTGAGGTTTTAGCAGCCAAAGGATCGAGCGTTCTTGATGGCGACGTGAACATGCCGTCGGGGAGCCTGACTGTTGCCTTTGGTGGCCTGACCGTCAAAAACTCAACTGCCGTCAACTCTCTCAACGGCGGCACGACTGTGCCAAACGGCGCGGCGCTGACGATTAAATCCGGTGCAACATTCACGGTTGAGGACGGTGCGCGTCTCGCTCTATCCGGCGTGTTCTCGCCGACATCTGTGAACACCGGCGACGTTAAGTCTAGCACCGGCGTAACGGTCACAGGCTCTGGCGGCGTGGACGCTGGCAGTGGTGGGTTCAAGACGGCTGGTGGCGTCAACGCGACGGGTGACTCAACATTTGGCGGCAAAATCACGGCCAATGGATTTGTCACTTGCAACGCCGGTCTTGCCACAGCCGGATATACGGCGTTCTACGGTCCGACAACTGTGTTCTCAAATGGCGGCGCGGCTGTCTACTTTGCTCCAAACAGCGGCACAAACTATCAGTCGGCAGTGGCTGACGTGGGCGCTACCGTTGGCCTATTCGATAACACGTTCACCAAGTTTGCCGTCCTCAACAAAAGCACCGGCAAGTTTACAGCATCCGGCGGCGTCGGCATCAGCGTGAATAGTCCGGTGACGGAATCTATTGCGCGGGCCTATCCGCAAGCTGTTTCCCAGCCATCCGGTTACGCCTCTCCAGTGCTGGATATCGAGGTCGTTCTGGCTGCGATGATTGATGAGATTGTAGCGTTAAGGGGGCGCTAAATGCGCGTCGGCAAAACGTCGGCAGAATTTACGAGGAGGCAAAAAATCTTGCTAAGCATTTGATTTTCCTGGTCGGAGTGAGAGGATTCGAACCTCCGACCCCCTCGTCCCGAACGAATGATTTTATTTTATTGCCGTTGTTTTTATTGAAATATTATTTCGTCTTGTTGCGTCTCAATCACTGTTTGTTCACGGCGTTCACGTCGGCAAAACGTCGGCGCGTCAGTGCTTCGGCGGCGCGTGTCATTGCCTTAGTCCCGATGTGACCATACGTCTGTTCTACCATAGCCTCGGTCATACCGAGGAATTTAGCTGCGTCGGATGGCTCTGCGCCGTTTTCCATCATCCAGGTTGCGGCGGTGTGTCTCAATGTGTGCGGTGTGACGTCGCGCAAACCAGCGGCCCTCACAGCCTTATCAAATGCATTTTTGATCCGCAGAATTGGCTTGCCTCTAAATTCAATTAAAGAGTGCGTGCATAGGCCAAGTCTTTGCCAGCGACGAATGTGCGCGAGGAGGGGAGCGGGCAATACAACTGGTGGCTGTCTCTTTTTGGTGGCTCTTTTGCCGAATGCTTTGCGGTAGAATACGCCGCTGTTTATGTCGATAAAGCCTTTGCCGCTTGTTTGCGTCAGAGAGGCGCCACAGATGGCTCCAGAACGTGAGCCGGTGTAAAGTCCTATTAAAATGAAACGCGCAACGTGTGGGCTTCTACGGTAGGCTGCAAGGAGCAGTCGAGCGGCCTCCGACCTTGTCAGCCATCTATCCCGCGGTGAAGACTTTTCCGGCAGCGGGACGTCAACGATCTGTTCGCAAAGTCCTTCTCTGCGGTGATGGATGATTGCTGCGCGCAAGTCTTCTAATTCACGACGGGCTGACGCCACGCTCACGCGGCTTTTAACATATGCCCTGCACGACGGCCCTGAGACATAGTCAAGCTGTTTGCCACCAAAAAATCTGAGCAGCTTTTCTGCTCTTTGCGCAGTCTCTTTAGGCCGCGCATGCTTTGGCGCAATGTCGCGCAGGTATAGGACGATTACGTCTTCTATCGGGACGTTGGAAGGGTGACGACATCCGCGGTCGTCCTCGATGTATTTTTGGGTGATGTATTCTTTGAGCCGCTCTTGAGCCTCTCGATGAGCATTTGCGCCGCATCCTGTGCTCTTTTTCTTGTTTCCGTCTCGGATGATCCACCTTGCTGGAATGACGCGACCGTCTCGCACGCGTTCTTTCTCAAGGTTGAGGTATGGTCCCTTGGACTCTCTTGGCATTGGTCAAACATCCGATCTAGGTCTTCCTGTGTCGTCCAATCCTTGCCAGCAAGGCGATAAATAACCAAGCGACCACGATCGCGCTCTTTGCGCAGGGATCCGACAGAAACGCCAAGGTTCTTAGCGGCTTCGGTTAATCTGATGCGGGTGGCCATAATCGGATCCCTGTGAATATCGGGAATAAAGGTGACTAAAATGGGATACAATCATCAACGTCAGATGAACTGCCGCTGCCGTAAATCATCGTCTCACCCTTTGGCGGTTCTATCGTGACGATATCCATCCAGTGAGTGGCTATTTTGCAGCCGCCCTTAATTTCCGTTTCAATTTCCCACATGCCCTCCATGTCGCATCCGCACCAACGGTCGTAGTGATAAGTGACATTTTTGGCTATCTCGCCGACATTCCCAACTCTGCGGGGTTTAACGAAAACGTGGCGCAGCCAAACATGGATCGCTCTGTCCTTCGGAGCGGTCTCAATAGGTTGCCACACACCGATGTTATTTTCCATTTTCTTATCTTTTGCCATTTCAACTATTCTCCTGGAACATGCTGCGAGGTGGCAGCGTCTTCTTTTCAATGCGCGGTTGTTTTCTCCTGTTTGAAAAGCCGCGTGATTGAATCTTCTGCTTTGGGGCCTCAATGCCGAGGTGACGCATTTTTTGACGCTTTGCTTTTGCTATGCGGGCATTGTCTCCGGCTTTCCCAAAAGTCTTATCTGCCGCACAAGCCTTGTGGGCTGGCGCCCTGTTATCGTCATCGTTAGAACCACCAAGACCAAGAGCGCGAACGTGCTCATCTATCCAGAGCTCCCCAGCTTGAATTTGTTTGCCGCAGACGACGCAAATACCCTTGTGTCGCTCAAACAGCTTTAATCGCTGTGTCGGCGTGAGGGATTTACGCTGCGTCGTCCCTAAATCAGTCGTCAATGGTAATTCCACGCTCAGTGCTAAACGCGATGATCATTTCCAAGAGCTCAGACATTTCGTCTTTTGTTAGCTCACTTGAGGAGTGTCGATTACCAACAAAGATCACGCCTCCATTGATCCCCGGCACAGAAAGATTTCCCCAAAGCGAATTGAGAAAAATATCCTTCCACGCATGCTCATCGAATTTGTGACCATCCCACTCGACTGACTTTGCAATCTTGCGCAGATAGGGCCACAGCAAAGAATTTTGATCACGCGTTCGCTTGTTCGGTCTGCGAAAGGCAACTGAAATTCCAGGCGTGGCCTTTTGTATCCAGCCTAAAACTTGGTTTCGATTGTCTTGCGTAATCTGAATCCAGTTAGGCATTGGTCGTTATCTCCACTCAGGAGCAAACGGAATGTTGTCGTCCAGTTGGGACGCCAAACTTGCGGAGCCACCCTTGTCCGCTTGCTTCTCCTTTGGCTTGATATTGCCAGAGAAGAATTTGCCGCCGTCACGCTTGCGCTCCTTCACCCACAGGTTGACGAAATATTCCTTGCCCTCAACGTTTACGGAGCCGGTAAACTCAGGGTGAGTGTCCTGTGTGCGACGATCGTTACGAGAGATAATAATGGTGTTGGTATTGTCGTATTGGCTCATCCGTTTCTCCTGATCATATCCTGACGTGACTTGTATCTCTCACGCAGGATTTCCTTATGGTCTGTCGTCAACCTAAAAATTTGCTTAGAGTTGTAATCAAACCAATTCTTCAATTCCTGCGCCGATGTCGCCATCTCCAAGGCAAACGTCACCAGCGCGAGAATGTCCTCCGAAAGTTCACGCTCAGTTGAACTTTGCTTGCAATCGTTCTGTAAGGTCATCCAACTCTGCGAGGAATTTAATAACCTCGTCCTCTAGCCGTTTCACAAATGCATCATCACGCTCAATCCGCTTAACCCACATGCGCAACTCAGTCGGCGCCTGATCACAGTATGATATAAAGTCACACCAATTGCGTTCTGGCATGCAAGCAAATCCCCAATGAATTTGCGTCAAATATTGCGGTGGCACTTTTTCGCTAAGCAAATATTCGCAATGCGTTTTTAGTTGCGGCGCCTTAATCTCAATCAATCCGTCACCAACAAGTCCGTCTGGCGAATAGCCGGAGTTTTGAATTTCTGGATGATCGACAAACAAAACTTGGTGGACTTTAACGTCGTGCAAAAGAGAGTAGGTGACACGCGCAATTGGCTCCTGCCGTGTGCCGTTAGCCATGAACCTGTTCACTACGTTCTCAGTGGGAACCTGTGTCAGGCGCTCTATTGCTAGCTCGTGCATGTAGTTGGCGCGCTCGGCCTTTGGCTTGCCGCTGCGGTCTGTGTCGATGATGGAGAAGACGCGACTTGCCGTGACTTTGCCAAGCCGCATTCTCTTCCAAAAATCACTGCCTTGTGTGATCTCAGTCATTACGCCGCCTTCGCTGCAAGACGTTGCTTCTGGTCAGAGTAAATCTCCCGAAGAGCCTCTTGATCAGCCTCTAACAGCTTGGAAATGCGCTCGGCGTTAGTGACGCCCCAAGTGTTGAGAGCCTTGAGCGTTGCAAGGGATGTGATTTCAGCAATCAGCTTGTCGCGCTGCGTCTTTGATTCATCCTCAGAGGCGTAGTCGATCGCCTCGGTGACAGGCGCCGCAACACTATTCTGCGTGATGGTGACAGTGACGTCCTTGAATGCGTCGGCCTCGTCCTCGGCGTAAATATCGCCATGAAGATTGAGAAGCTTCAATACAACTCGATCTTTTCCGCGCTTTTCTGCCATCGACACAGGGTAGGAGTTTTTATTGTTTGACGGCGCCGCCTCTCCATACGACCACTCTGAGCGATCACCCAGATGGCCGGTGACGCGAATGACAGCGATCTTTTTCTCGCTGTTCATTTCAGCCTCGTGTGGCTGGTCAAAAGTAATGCCAGCCTTCGCCGCAATAATCTCAATAGCCTTGTGATAAATCACAAGCACACCGTGGCAATCCCACACGGCGCTCTTGGGGTCAGGATGATACTTTTTAAGTATCTCCAACTGACGCGCATCAAGCTGCTTAGCCATTTAACTTAACCTTTCTGTGTTTTTCGACCTGCACCCAGCGAATTGCTTGACGCATGTAGTGGTGGAACTGCCAAGGATCCTTCCCGTAGATTGTTGGACGGCGCAGATATGAAAGCGCCGTCTCCCGACTGAACTGCGCCATGTAAAGTCTGTGGTTCATGGCGTTGTGTTCATCGTCAGTGATGTAAGGAAGGGGTGTCATTCCGCTGCGTCCTGTAAAGCAGGGCGGCGCATAACCTCGTTGAATGCAGCAACTGCATCTTCGATTGTGTAAGCGTCTTCTTCCAATAAGTGGAAAACGGTAGACGGAAAAATTCCGCAATTGAGCCCACGTTCCTTCACCACAAGAACTGCACAAGGGTCGCCTTCTGGTGATTTGAATTTCTGGACGTGTAACTCAATGCGACCGTCCAAAAATGTTATTGCTTCCGTTTTCATCAGTAATCTCCATCGTCATAGCCAACAGTGGCGTTGATTGATTCAATAACTTGGTCGTAGACGTGCGTACTGTCTTCGATCAGGTGCAAAAGCTTGCCAGTAGGAACGAAAGCTGGGCCGAGATCGCTGTAGCGATCCTCGCGCATCACAATGCTGTTGATCTCAAACTCTGGATCGTAGCCTTCTTCGTCCCACGTCGTGGGCGCGCCATAAGTTGTAAGCGTCCACTCAATTTCGAGAACAAACTCGGCGCCCATCATGCTGAAGTAAGCTTCGGCGGTGCCGTTTGAGTCAGGACGGCTGGAGCGTGTGCGATAAAACCGATAGCCCATTGAAATTCTCCGAGAGAGGGAAGAGAGGCTGCGTTAAGCAGCCGTCTCCCAGAGTTTGGTGGCTTCGATGGTGAGGCGATCGGCGCCCTTCACTGTGTTGTAGTAGCCAGCGAGGGTGTCTTTGCCGAGATCAGCTTCAAGACGCTTAGCGTCTAGACGTTGTGAGTCTTTTGAAGATGATTTGAGAAGAGACCACTTTGAAGCAATCACGCGCTGACCAGATGTCAGGCGATCCTTCAGTGCGGCGTTGTAAATTTTCTCAACAGCCTCAAGCTCGGCGAGCTTAGCTTTGATGTCGCCAAATTCATTGACGATCGCGTCAAGGTCGTTGCGTTGAGCGAGTGCCTCTTTGAGGTCTTGGAGATTTGTAGCGGACATTGTTTATAGCCCTTTCCATCAGCGTTTCGATGGATTGGACTATACAGTAACGTAACAGATAGTCAAGCAAATGAATCGTAACTATTCAAACTTTTTTTGTAAAACTTTTTATCCAGCTAAAACAATACGATGGGCTGACTTCACACGCTTCCTAGAGAAAATAATCTCCCTGCGAGGGTTAAATTGTTCAAGCACGAGGGCGTCATCTGAGATGGCGATGAATCGTTTTATGTATCCCTGAACGTGGTGATCCTTCTCACCTGTAACCTGCGCAACCACGAAGTCGCCCCGGCGCACAGGTAAATAGGGAGACACATAGACAGTCTCGCCCGGAATGTAGCGCGGCTCCATGCTCTCCCCAGCCACAAGCACAGCGTAGGCGTCCTTGACGGACGATATCGGCGCCGGAGCTTGGATGGTGTCGATCCGCTCGGCCATGGTGACGCCGCCATCTGGGCCGGCGAGGGCGCTCCCATAAAGCGGGATCATCCCGCCTGGTTCAGCGTGTCTGAGTTCCTGGTTGATCGCCACCGCCGGGATCGCGTCGTAGGACATGGCCTTAATTTCCAGCCCGACTGAGCCGCCAGTGTAGAGCCAATCGACGTCCACGCCCAAAACTTCCGCCATTTTTACGCAGGCGTCATAGGGAGCTCTGCGGTCGCCGCGGGCGTAGGAGCAGACAGTCACGGCGCTCAGCTTGGACCGGCGAGCCAGATCCGTCGGGCCGTCAATCTTTGCTCTGTGCATGGTTTCGCGCAGGCGCTCGGCTATCCACCCGTTCTCTTTACTCATTAACGCAACCTCTAAGCGGTTAAGTATTCATTAACCATTACAACCATCAAAGCACTTTTCCACACACAAAGATGTAACGCTACATATTAAGAACTTGACTATAACGTCACAAATTGATATTGACATAGACCATGGAACGAATCAAGCAACTTATTAACCTTTGGCCCTCGGCTGAGATATTCGGTGACGAAATCGGCCTCAAGTGGCGTTCACATGCTCGTGTCATGCGCTGGCGTGGTCGCATACCGCGCAAGTATTGGCCTAGCGTTATCGCGGCGGCGCGCAAGCGTGGGTTTAAGGGTGTCGATAAGCCATTCCTTGAAGAGGCGCACGATGGTCTGTGTATGCATGGCCACCGTCGCGTGAAGAGGGCGGCTTGATCATGAATATGCGTATGGGCGCCATTAAGATGATCATCGACGGTTTTTCAGAGGCCTTGTCAAAGGCTGAAAACATTACAGACCCGAACGACAGGGCCAAGGCATATATGGAGGCGAAGGTAAATCTCACGCCTTACACATTGGAAGCGATACGCGATGCGGATCGCATAGCAATGGAGCAGGAAATTTCTCGGCGCATCAGCCGATCGTAATCGCAAGCAGTTTCCCCGCTTGTGACCCGCGGGGCCAGAACTCAACCTCCCTCTGGCCCCGCTCTCTCTAACCGTGAAGGGCTTAAACAATGTCCAAGGCTGTAAAGATTTCCACCGCTGTCGCCGCATTTTTCATGGCAGTTTCGCCAGTTCATGCGCGCCCCGACAGTCCAGAAGACAAGGCATATATTGATAACATTACCGTGTATGGAAAAACGATGGTCAGCGCGAAATATGCTGCACGTTTCTGCCCAGCGCGCATTCGATACAATGACAAGTATTTTGCCAATGAGCCGCCAATTATGATGAGCCCAGATGATTATAATGCTCTCATTGAGAAAGTAATGACTGAGACAAAGACTAAATTAGATCGTCAGCGTTTGCGTTTGGGAGACAGTCAATTCTGCAACACTTTCATCGACTTCATTGACGCAAACTATGATCGGAATTTCCAGCCGATTGTCGTGACGAAATAAAGTTTCACTGACCAAATTCTACAACAGAGAAACAAAGTCGTTTCTCTGAACGCTAGAGTTTTGCGTGAGAGCGTGTCCCGCAGCGCCTGTGCGGCCAGAATAAACAAACGCACGGCAATAGCCGTAAAAAGGAGAGACACAATGACTAAAGTAAATTTGCATGACTTGAAGCCTAATCCGACCCGCGATCTTAAGGTTGATCCTATTGATAAGGAGCACGCCAAAGTCATCAAAAAGTCCATAGCCAATTATGGTTTTTGGCCGGGCGTCACTGCGCGTAAGAATAAGGAAACGGGCGAACTAGAAATCCTCGCCGGTCACACGCGTGTTCTCGCTGGGATCATGTCTGGCATTGAGACTGCCGACATCACGATCATCCCAGACTGCGATGACGTAATGGCTTTCGGCATTTACGCAACTGAGAACCAAAGCCAGCGAGGCAATCAATCAACGTCACTCGGAGGCACAATCGCAAGCGCCTACAAGCTGGTTTGCCTTGAGCTTTTAGGTGTAGGCCAGCCTACACCTCAAAATAGACAAGCGTTTGATCAGGGTGTTGGCTGGCGTCAGCTTGAGGCTTTTTTTGAAAAACATCCCGTTCACGGCATAACCACTAATATAATTCAAAATCAACTCGCTGCGCTGAAAGCCTCTGGAGATGCCGAGAGGATTGCAAAACAGGCGCAGAAAGAAATAGAGGCGCAAAATAAAGAGCTTGAGCAAGAATTAGCCGCCGAAGCAGCGAAAGCGGAAAAGCGTGGTGATACGCGATCCGCGAATGCTGCAAAGAAACAGATTGAGATTGTGCATAAGAAGACTGAAGCGATGGCCAAGGTCGTCGAAAAGGCCAAGCCGTCTGAATCTGGGGCGCCGCTGATTGATCGCAACGTTGCCAAGATCATCAAGTCGCCATCAGTGTGCGACACGTTTTGGAACCTTTGTAAGAAGGATGGCGGGGAATACCTGCCCCTAAACAAGCAAGTTGAGTTTGCCAAGCACCTTGTGAAAAAGGCTGAAGAGGTCGTTCACAATGGTGAGATCAACTCACGCTTTATTCATGAGCACTTCACGCTGGAGCTCATGGGCGCCAAGCGCGCACAACGCCAGATCACCAAGCAAGAGCAGGAAAATATTGCTCGGCAGTCGTGGCGCGAACGTCAGAAAAGTTACCAGACATATGCTGCCGCTGGTGCTCGCGCATTCTGCGACAACGTTGAGAAAATGGTTCGGCTTGAGAAGTCTCGTCCGAAGGATGAACGCTTGCTGATCATTGGGAATTTCAAAACTGCCGTTGATGACCTCCGCCGTTATCTCGACGTTTTGAAAAAGCACGGCCTTGCTTAGTAGGCCACACGTCGGGCGAATGCCCAGAAGGGTAAAATATGAACAATATTGTTACAGGCGCAGATGCGTCAAAAGTTGATGGTCGTCAGGACGCTGGTTATCGCAAGATTGGTTTGCGTTACCATGGGCTTGTCAAGTCTTTCGCCGATCAGTTTGGTCAGCCGAAAGGCAAGGAGCCTATCAAGGCGCAGGTCAAGGATTTTGACTTGTTCCTTGCCGAGTTTGGACTTGTTCAGCTTCCAGCAATGGAACCTGTCGATCCTGCTACGGACGATGGTCACTGGAGACCAAAAGACGGCGCCCAGAGTGATGCGTGGATTGCGCATTGCACGCGGAGATATCGTCTGCTCGGTGAGTTAAACAAGTCTTTCTCTCATCGGCGTGTTCGTGAGGAGTTAAATCTCCACCCGTTTCACGTTTCTATTTCACACGGTGAAGTAGTTATCAGACTGACACAGGACAAGGTCGTTCTCGGCGAGCTTTCCTCTGAGGTTGAACGCGTAGTCAAGACGAAGAAGAGTAAGGTTCTTCACCTTATGCGTTCGTCAGACTTTGACGCTCTGTCGCCTACGCAGCAAGACAAGGTCGAGACTTTATTGGATGCAATCGAAAAGCTTGAGCGCGATGTTCAGTCATCGACGGAGTTTTTGACGCGCCAGTATAATCGCCTCCGTCTCTCGTTTGAGAGCGACGTCAAAACGGGGCGTCTGCATCCTAAAAACGGTGGCCTCATAGATTTTGTAAATCTGAGAGATGAGGAAGAGGACGCCTCTGAAAGCGCCCTCCACACCGTCGAGGCTTAAACATCGATAAAAGAGAGGGGCGCGGCAACGCCCCTCTCATACGGCAAAATAGCCAAGCAAAAATAAGTAAATTTATCGTGAAATTTCACGAACCAAAGACGAGCTCGTGTCGCGTTTTGAGTAACGAGTAAAACTCCGAGGATATTATTATGGATCTTGTTCGCTATGACGCGGCTTGCCGCGCCTTGGCCGAGGCTTGTGCTATCGACGAAGTCAAAGATATCGCCGACAAGTCTTACGCCCTACGTCAATACGCCAGACAGGCTGAGAATAGAGAGCTCGAAATACAGGCTCTCGAAATACGTCTGCGCGCAGAACGCCGCCTTGGTCAGATGCTTAAAGAGCAGAAAGACACAACTGGCTTGGCGCCCGCTGGTCGTCCATCGAAAAAGCCTAAAAAGGAAGTAGCAAATTCTATCCCGACACTAAAAGAGGTCGGGATATCTCACAACCTGTCGTCGCGCGCGCAAAAAGTTGCAGCAATACCAGAGGCAGAGTTTGAGACAATTGTCGGGGAGTGGCGTGATCGTGTGACGCGCGAGAACGATCGCGTGTCGATGAAATTATTCACCGCTGCCGATAAAGCCGATCGTCGCGCGCAGCGTGAAACCGAACTGACGAAGCGCATTCTTGAAATGCCAGATCAGCAATTCGGTGTGATTTACGCGGATCCTCCGTGGGCATTTGAAGTGAGGTCAGACAAGGGCCTCGATCGTGATGCGCGCAATCACTACCCCTGCTCATCGACACAGGAGATATGCGACATTGATGTTCCGTCTATATCTGGTCCTGACAGCGTTTTATTTATGTGGGCGACTTGTCCGATGCTTCCTGACGCAATGGCTGTGATGGCCGCGTGGGGCTTTTCTTACAAGTCACACTACGTTTGGGTGAAAGATAAAATCGGACTTGGTTACTGGAACAGAAATCAGCATGAGCTCTTGCTGATCGGCACGCGCGGCAATGTTCCGGCGCCGGCTCCTGGGACACAGTTCCCATCAATCATTGACGCGCCAGTAGCAGAGCACTCCGTCAAGCCCGCGATCTTCGCTGAGATGATTGAGGGTTATTTCCCAACACTTCCCAAGATTGAATTGTTTTGCCGTGGCGCCGCTCGTCCGGGTTGGTGGTCGTATGGCTATGAGGCCGAAGAAGGAGAAGGTCAGTGAGTAAAGGTAACGAACCAAAGCTTATGCAGATCGCTGAGCGCATCGTGAAGTTGAATAAGGAGAAGGCTCAGACTGATGAGATCCTCAAAGAGGTCTACTCAGAGGCTCGCAATGTTGGTTTTGAGCCAAAGATTTTGAAGCGCGCAATCCGCATCATGGAAATGAATGAGGCTGATCGCAACAAGATGCGGGCAGAGGATGAAGTGCTCGGTCTTTATCTCAACCAACTGGATTTGGGTTTCTAAATGTATCGGCCACTCACTCAATCAATTGTGTTGCGCTTGCCGCCTCCAATTTCAACGAATGCTCTTTGGCGTTCAGTGCGTGGCCGAAACATTAAATCCGAGCGTTACCGTGAGTGGGAAGTCAAGGCCGACATCATGGTGATTGAGCAGAAGGTCGGTCGAATTGAAGGGCCATATGGTCTGACAATCAAGCTGCCGCGCAAGTGTCGCGTCGATATCGACAACACCGCCAAGTGCATCAACGACACCGCGCAAAGAAATGGCCTCGTAGAAAACGATTCAAAGTGCATGCGGCTTCTCATTGAGAGAGGCGTTGAGGATGAGACCGTGTGCTTCTTCATATCAACCAAGGAATAAGAAAATGATGAACGGCACCCAGTATGTCAGTCGTGGTCCTTTGTATCAAAAGTGCGTGGCAAATCCGATGGAACAGCAAAAGAGAGAATTATTTGAACGTATTCGCGACATTCGTGCGAAGGCTAGACGTATTGAGATTATTGCTCCTTCCGACACTGCCACGCAGGAGGAGGTGATTAAAAAAATCAAAGAGGCGAAGAAAAAGCAGGAGACCGTCGAGAAGCTTGATACATTTACAGGTTTTAAGGAAATAAACGGGACGCAGACGCTAAGATTTATTATTCGCGCTGTGTCTGCTCATTTTGATATTCCAGTGGCTGATCTGAAGAGCCACAAGCGCAAGGCTTATATCTGTTATGCGCGGCACGTTGCCTTCTGGCTGGCGTATCGCATGACGACAAAGTCATTGCCAGAAATTGGCGCCGCATTCGGTGGCCGTGATCACACAACAATCCTGCACGGCGTGAAGAATATCGAGAAGCGTTATCGCGATCGTGAAGGGAAAGCTTGTTCAGACATTCACTCGCTGCGCGTGGCGTTTGCGTATGAGGCTGGCCCAGAGCTCCTGTATTGGGGCGCTTGATGTCTGAGATCGATCCTCCATCAATCATTCCAAACATGGAACCGATCGACGGCATTCGACGAGATTTTATTGCTGAGTGTCTCGATCATGTTGCGCGCATGGCGTCTAATGGATGCCACGCAATCTCGCTCGGCGATGACAAGCTTTACGAAATGCAGATTGAATTAATGCGGCTCACACTACTCGCTGCAATGAACACCTATAAAGAAATGAAGGCTCAGCAATGAAAGAGCTCCGTTCACTCAGGGATTATCAATCCAACGCCAAGGCCGACCTTGATAAGGCATTTGCTGATGGATTTAAGCGCGTCATCCTGCAAGGGCCATGTGGCTTTGGGAAGACATTAACGGCGGCGCACATAGCCTATGACTTTATCTCTAAGGGCAAGCGCGTGTGCTTTGTTGTGCCGCGCCTGACATTGATCGATCAGTCAGTTGACGCTTTCACGGCTGAAGGCTTTGACGAGTATCTAGGCGTAATCCAGGGCCATCACTGGATGACGGATTACAACCGTCTATTTCAGATTGCCTCGTTGCAAACTCTGACAAGACGCAAGCTGCCGGATATTGATCTCTTCATCGTCGATGAAGCGCACATGACCTCCAAGGCATTCCTAAAGCTTCTGACGATGTATGCTGATGTGCCTGTGGTCGGTCTAAGCGCCACACCCTGGAAAGTTGGTCTGGGTCGCGTCTACGACAAGCTGATCATTGCTGAGACGACGGCTGGCTTAATCAATCGAGGATACCTCGTCCCGTTTCATGTTTTCGCGCCAGCGCCAAAGATTGATCTTGATGGCGTCAGGGTTCTGTCCACAGGCGACTACAACCAAGGACAGCTATCAAAGGCTGTAAATAAAAAGCACATCGTCGGCGACATCATTAAGCACTGGCAAAGGCTCGGCGAGAACAGGCTGACAATTTGTTTTTGCGTCGATCGGTCTCACGCCAAGCATGTGCAGGAGCGGTTCGAGGAGGCTGGCGTCAACGCGGCTTACGTTGACTGCTTCACTGAGGACGATGATCGGCGCCAGATTATTGCGGACTTCAAGGCTGGCAGGATCAGGGTGATCGCCAACGTCGGCATTCTCACGACGGGATTTGATTGCCCGGAGGCGTCATGTCTGATTGATGCGGCGCCGACGAAGAGCCTCATGCTCCACGTTCAGAAAATTGGCCGCGTGTTGAGAACGGCGCAGGGCAAGACGAATGCGATTATTCTTGACCATGCCAACAACTCGACGACGTTAGGACTCGTCACGCATATTAACCGTGACTTTCTTTGTGACGGCACGGATGAGAGCAGGGTGAGGACAAAGGACGTAGCGTCTAAGGAACCTCTTCCCAGGCTGTGCGATGAGTGCAAGACGGTTGTCCCACGCGAGCACAACACTTGCACAAACTGCGGCGCCAAAATGCTGAAGTTCACGACGGTTGTTCACGACGATGGCGTGTTGCAGGAATTCGGCGCCCAGACAATCGTGAGGCGTAACGAGGGCATCCTTGCTGAGCAGCGCAGGGAATTTTTCTCCGGCTTAAAACATTACGCTCGTCAGCGCGGTTACAAAGACGGCTGGGCTGCATTCAAGTTTAAGGAAAGATTCGGTGATTGGCCGAACAAACTTGGCGTCAATCACACTGATCCAAAACCACCAACGATTGAAACGCTGAATTGGATTCGCTCAAGACAAATTGCTTACGCGAAATCAGTAGCGCGAGGATAGGTTGTGGAGAAGCATCGTTCGTAACGCCGGAATCGTTTGACGAAAATTATCCAATGCTGGCAACATAAAAAGAAGGCGGATGTTCGTGAGACACCCGCCTTAAATAAAGCCGCTGAGAAATGACAAACAAAGCGGCGCGAACTGTGTATCACAATTGCGCATTTCGTAAAAGTTGTTTGGTCCCGACATCTGTCGATTGAGACGTTCTCCACAATCTCACGCTGCGACGGCAACAGGTAAAAGCGAAGAGCTTTTCACATCCGGCGATAGCCTCCTTATTTGAGGCAACAAATGTCAGGCTGGATTCTTTCTCTTGCCGAACAGGTCACGGCCAACGCTATCATTCCTGTCGCAACAAGACGTTCCGGTCCGTGCGTTAGCCTCATACGGGCGGCGCACAGAAACAGTGACAAGTTGCTAACATCGACGCTCAAGCGTCGATACTCATACGAGAGCCGTCTCAACCGAGGGCGTTAGCGGAGTAAGCCTCTCCGATATCAAAATGGATCACTGTGGGTAGGTCTGACAGACATAAATTGTCAACGTGTGATGGCAGCCAAGTAATCATACTCCAGCCATCTTCCCAAGGGCGTGGTTAGCCTTAGCGGAAGAGGAACTATGCCCAAATGGGAAAAGCGTCGGTAGTGACGCTGCTTTGAGAAACAAGGAGAGAAAGATGACAAACGACAATAATGTTGAGAAGGCGATACTGGAAATCACGCGGACTTCAGACTCCATAAAGATAGAGCTGCACGGTGGGCCAAGTGTTGAGTGTCATGAGAGCGAGCTTGAGTTTGTTACGCATTTACTTGTTTGGATGGAAGACACCTTCCCTGACTGTTTCTACGAAGCACTGATGAGATAGAATAAATCCACCTTGTGGATTACTTCATTGTCATTGCTGCGTAAGTGGAATCATGCGAATCTGTTTTTAGTAATTGTGTGTCGAGTATCTACCTAATTCAGACATGGGTAAGAGTTTGAAGGAAGCGCGTGATCTCGGTCATGCGAAGGCTAAGCAAGCGGCAGATGCTGCGGGTGATGAATGGAAGGCTGCGGCCTTTGCGGCGTTTGTTCGTTACGCCAAAAAGCATCGACAATTCACCACGCAGGACGTCCGATTTAACAATGATGAGATTGTAACGGGTGAGCCTCGTGCCTGGGGAGCGGTTGCTCTTGCGGCGATGCGCGCCGGTTACATTGAGTCGGCTGGGTTTATTCCAGTGTCGAGCTCACGCGGTGGCGCCAAGACGCTTTGGCGATCGCTAATCAAATGAAACTACTACCCAACAACAACGACGATTTGCTTGCTGCTTTAGTGTTGATTGCACTCGGCGTTTATCTTGGCATGATAACACTAATGATTTGGCAGGTATTCAAATGAGTGACGTTACTTACACAATTAAAGTTGAGCGAATTAACGGAACAGAATTTCAAGCATCGATTGATCGTGAGCCAGAAGATGCATTCGGCAAGCGCATGGTCGCGATGTTGTTAATGAACATGGCTACACATTTTGACCCAGGCTTAATGAACCCACAGGGAGATAAGCGTGATCAACTGGATATTTGATTGGCTGCGATCGGTGCTTGGTCATTGGTTGCTAGAGAAGGAGGAGGCGGATGAGCGTGCGCGTGATGTCGAGATTGCAAGAAAGCAAAAAGAGATTTTGGAGCAGGATTACACCGTCGAGGATACTGCTCGCGATTTTGAGTCTGGTGAGTTTTAGTTTTGCCGCTTGTAATTCTGACATTGGCGATTACCGCGCTTCTGGTTGCCCATCCCTTAAAAACTACACGGCGGAACAACAGCGACGAGCGGCTGCGGAGATTCGAAAAAATCCGAACACTGAACTGGCTGCGCTGGTGAGGGACTACGGGTTAATGAGGAAAGCATGCCGAGTTAAATAGGGGAAGAAGTTGATATGTCTGTCCCAGAAGTAAGGCGCACTCGCATTGGCAATATTGTTTGGACGCCAGAGATGGACGAGGTGATTATTGAAAATCACCGACGCAATATTCCGTTCAGCGCAATTGCTGAATATCTTGGCGTCACTCGAAACGCTGTAATTGGCCGCGCGTGGCGCCTTCGCAAGCATGGGCGGATGTAGTGTGGCGATTGAGAAAGTCTCCCGCTACATCGTCGTCAACGTTCACACGAGCGGCTCGGCGCATTCTACATTGGCTGGCAGAAAAGTTTTATTGTCTCTTGCTCGTGTTCGCTGGCTTGAGAGGGATCCAAATTATATCCCTCCACCTCCCTTGGAAAACGAAGTTGAGACTGAGGATGTATCACCGAGGTATGATGCAGCAATCACGCCGCGGGAAGAGTTGGCGCATCGTCTGCGCCGTGACGAGGGCATGACCTATCGAGAGATCGCCGCCTATATGGGGATCACCGAAAAGAGCGTGGCGAGTTACATTTGTGTCGCCAAGCAGAAGCTGGGGAACGGCAAAAACGGATCGAATCCTGACGCGGACGAAGATACTCAACAATAAACAACAACTTATCAGTATGGTCTGCTAATCTACGCCGAACATAAGCGGGACAAATGAGAACAAAGGCGGCACAAAGTCGCCGTCAACAACCCACTAAGTCATTGAAATCACATAAGAAGAAGTGATTTCCCCAGGATTGCCACCCAATTGACCTTGATCACGAATCGTTTAGCTGTTCATATTGAACATGTAATGGAGGTTGAGACATGGGGATGAGTTTGAATAGCGATACAAAAGTTGAGACGCGCCTAATGCTGGACTGCACAGGCTTTTTTGATGACCCAGCATTGGTGTGCAAAGAGCTCGTCGGGTATTTGAAAGAGGTTGGTAAAATCAACGCTTTGACATACACCGAGGAGGTTGCGCATTGTGCTTCAGATGCGAGCGTGGGGACGGACAGGTGATCCACTAGGGAGGTCTGAATTATTTTTCGGCCTCCCTCTTATTTTGCTTGACGACGATACAAAACGAGCGTAGCGTTACATCTATTGGGACGACGGACTGTCCCGCTCTAAGGAGAGATTAAATGCGCAATCGTCTTATCGAATTAAAGTCAGGTCTTCTTAAAGATCATTTTTGCGCTGATAGCGTCATGCTTGATCAATTTGAGGTCAATTATCAGGCCATCAAAAGGGTTCTTGATAATCCAGAAAAGTTTCCAAACGCTGACATTGATCAACTGATTGCTTTGGAAGAGCAGTTTATCATTGAGACGCCAATGGAGATCATCATGGAGGGACTCAATGCGTATTAAGACCTCATACTGCATGACGATTATTCCATGCTTCGATTGGACAGCCGTCGATGATGAAACCTATGGCGGCGATGACAGCGATCCGATTGGTCACGGCGCCACAGAGCAAGAGGCGATTGATGATCTTCTTTGGAAGATGGAGGATCGTGAGCCATGACGTTTACAGCATGGCTCCAGCATGTCGAAAGGCTGCTTGGCTATAACCTCGACGCAACATTTACCATCGACGCTCTACGCCATTTTCGTGATGGCTGGAGCGCCAATGATTACGCGACAGAGATCGCAGAGATTAACGGGTAAAGGATCAGACCATGCAAGCTTACAAGATCACAGTAGAGTTCCCGACAGCTCCAGAGATGTTTTGCCGCAAGGATTTTGTCTTCCTGAAGAAATCTGAGGCGTTGGATTTTATGGCGCACTTGGAACAGTCAACCGATTACGCATACACCGGGATGCTTTCCATAGAGATCGAGACGCATACAGCGTTTACCGCTCTTACGTTTATCAAGAACGAGCAAGAGCTGGAGAGGGCTGCGTAAGTTTCGCTTAAAACGGATTCCCGTCGTGTCGGCGTTCGTCCGACGGGGATAATAGAAAGAGGACATTGTGAGGTTTACGGCGGCAGACCAATAGCGAAAAGCGGGATGGGGCCTCTTTCGGGCTTATGCGAAGTTAGCTTTTGTATTCCCTTCAATCTCGCACGCCGCCAATTTCTAAAAGGAGAACAACATGACAACTGACTACCCAGACACACCGATGAATAGATTTATGAAAGCGGCTAATATTAATGGACCACAACTCGCTAAATTGGTTGGATGTAGTGGTGTTGAGATTTGGCGGTTAAGGGCTTGGCCGGAAAAAAAAGACGGTCGTAAAATGAATGTTTCGTGGGCAGAAAAAATTGCCCCTCACATTGGTTGTAAGCCAGAGGATCTTATATTTGAAAGGAAAAACGAACAAAGTATGCCTTGGTCTGTTAAGCCAATCGGAAAACCCTTGACCGACGTAGAAGCAGAATTGAATAATTATTTTCAAATAACATGCCAGATGGAGTCACGCATTGACCAACTTGAGGCTGAAAACAATCGCTTAAATAAAATAATAGATAAACTTGTATGCGCTTGACAGGCGTTACAAACGTATAGTAAGAATACACCCATGGTTCGACGCACTGAGCCGCTCTAAGGAGATTAACATGACAATCAAGCTTTCTGCCGGAGACATTGTATTCAACTCTGATTGGACAAAATGGTATTTGTTCAAGGTTGGCAGCGTTGAGGCATACGCAGCCAAATACAATGAAGACCCGGCACAGCGTTATCAGCAATGTGTTGAGCATGGACATGACGCTGCGTGGGCAAATCAAATCAGCGCATGCATCGACAACACAGGCCACAGCCACCGCGAATATTTAGCTAACGCCGCCAGGGCGATTGCACTTGAGGCTGGGCAAAAGGTTGAGATTGAGGGCCGCGTCTACGTCACCAAGATGGTCGGGAAGCGATACTCGGACGGCATCCAATTCAAGGCAGCGTGATGAAAGGGGGCTTCGGCCCCTTTTTTTGGCTGGGACTATCAAAGCTTTGCGTGGGGAGGGTTAGCCATGGTCATGGCGGACGTTTTGTTTTTAGCGGCTCTAATAATGATCCCTATATTTTTGTTTGGCTGGTGGTGTATTCCAATAGCACTGTCTTTGCTTGCGATCTGGCTTATAGGGTTGATGATTAAAGAGGCGGGAGGTTTGTGGATTATATGCAAGCCTTTTGTGTTTGTGCTTTGTGTGTGTATGTCATGTGGCGCAGTTTATTTCTCTGCAATATACCTCGACCGATTCTTCGGCGTTGCTTTATTCGGAGACGCGTTAGGCATCGCAATGATATGTGGCGCCATAGCGTTTTTTGTTGAGCGCACAGTTTGGCATTCAATTGTCGCTTGGGTTCGAAATCGTTACGGGGATGATAAATCCCTCCGCGACATTTAGGAATTTTCAAGATGGTTCTACAGGTCGATGGAATGACGATTAAGCGCCTACGGAATCAACTTGAGTTGTCTCAATCGGATCTCGCGCATGTTATTGGTGTGTCGTCTGATAGAACTGTGAGACGTTGGGAAGATGGAGAGCGTGACGCGCCCGGTCCTGCAATTATTTTAATGACGCTGATGGTTAAGTATCCGCAGATTAGAGACGTTGTATTTAAGATGCGCGGCTTTGGGGATATCGACACATCTAATTGAACTGAATCATTAATCATTGTATATTCAGTGAATAGAGTTCGCGTGTCCGAGTTAATAGCAACGTTACAGTTATGGCTAGTAGAAGGATCGGCTTAAAGAGCGGATCGCCAAGCAAACTATCAGATGAGATTGCTGACGCTATATGTGAGCGCATGATTAACGGCGAGGATCTTGTAAAGATATGCAAGGATCCGACAATGCCAGAGCGCAGCACGGTCTACACATGGATGGCTCGCAATCCAGATTTCCACGCTCGAATCACGGCAGCGCGTGAAGGCCTTGCAGATCATGTAGTTAGCAAGATCGTAGAGATCGCTGACAAGACAAAGAACGCCACAGTATCAGAGGACAGTCTGAAGATCGGCACATACAAGTGGTATGCGTCCAAGATCGCTCCGCGCCAGTATGGTGAGAGGCCATTAGAGATCACAGGGCCAAATGGCGGCGCCATACAAGTCGAGCACCGAGTGATTGATACGTCCAAGATGGACGACGACATGCTGGACACTTTGGAGCAGATACTGTTGTCCGCTCAGAATGCGCTGCTCACAGATGGTAGGTAGCGGCGAGCATCAGGTCGCACTGTGTCACTCAATGCTTGAGGTGATTAATTCATCTGGGCTGGGGACAGAAGAGACCTTGGAGGCAATATCCCTCGTTGTGACTGAATTGCTGTGTCAGCATGTTGAGACGCTTGATGACGCTGAGCGGCTGCATCTGATCATGTCCAGAGTGATCTGGGACGTTGTGAAGGATGCGCATAACGTCGGCGCCACACGCTGGGGCAGAAGGATGATGCACTGATGGCGAGTGA